ACCTTTCTTAGCAAGCTCCTGGTTAGGAACTTGCGATAGGAAACCGATCATGTTTTGAAGGATGGTATCCTTCTCGACATAATCGTAAATCAGGGTTTGGAGTCCCTTCTGCATGTACATCATAGCAGTCGGTTCCTTCCCGATTATACGTGGGCCCGTTAGCGGCTTAGGAACAGTAATTACCCTCACGGGTTCTTCTGCTCCAGGTTCGAGGATGTCAACCTCCTCCAATCTATCCGTAAAACGATGATTGGAGATGAGGGTTTCCCACATGGGGAACACCTCGTTGAGGCGAGCGGGCCAAGTGTTCTGGCGGAACTTCTGATTACCTATCAGTCGATCCGCCGTTGCACCTGGACCATGTTGTGGCACCACCTTGCCATGGTAGACATCACTGTCTACTTTAGCAAGAACTGGAGCAAACAACAAATGTGAGACACGCACGAAGTCCTCCAAATCAATGGGGTCGCGTGCGTCATCACATGCTCTGACATCCTTCTCACATTCAAGGTATCCCTGGAAAGCATCGCGAACCCTTGCATCACTGCAAGGGATCTCGATCTTACCAAACATCAACGTCAGTTGACGAATGGCTCGTATTGAGTCAATCGAGGGATCCTCGAACAACACACCGCTAGTAGAGTCAAACACTTGCTCTAGGAAACCCCTTAGAAACAAGGGGAGACCTCCGCGACTTTTCCACGAGGGAAATGCGGTGAGAGCGACATGACCTTGGTCAAGGCTTCTTTCGAATGCCTTACCAAAGTCAGCCAGGGTTATCCCGAGAAAGGATAGCCCCTCATGTTTGACTCGCCATTGGACAGTTTTAATGTCCATGGTGGCGCTAGTGCGACATCCCCTCGCCTCCTCATTGGCAAGGGTAATCCAGAGTGTCAATAGCCTTTTCATGCTGCCTCCTTGATCAGGGGGTCGGCATTGCTAGCCTATTGACAATGGCCCAGACGACTGGCCTTATACTTCCTACAAGTAGGTAAGCATAAGAATGACGCCAGTCCCGACCACTAGGAAGGCAATCCCGATGGTGGTCATCATGCATACAATGTATGCAATGAAGATCAAATCATCGAGTTGTGCCGCATAGCTACCCTCAGGAAACGCCGGAAGAACCGGCGGCTCCTTGAGTCGTCCGTGGAGTCCGCTCGGCATATTTCGCGAGCGAAATTCCTTAGACGAATCATGGTAGTAATTACGGTCAGGACCCGAATCAGATTGGTGACGATCGTCTCCAAACTCATCGGATCCTCCTCCCTTACGACTCACCGCCAAGCAACTTGGTGATGAGAGCGTCCGAAGTCGCAGTAAATGCGGTTTTGAAACCAGCATAGACTGCGAGTGCTTCAGTATTCGTATAACCGCTCGGAGGAACGTCGAACACGATGTAATTTGACATCGAGAACAACGCATTCTCCGCGGTAAACGGATCTGCAGCGATCTTCGAGTGATCGAGTCGAAGCACTCGACGTGTACGCCTACCATAGGCGTGCTGAGCCGAGAGCTTCACCAAACCGTCCGCACTCTGATACGTGCTTTCATTCTTCCCGGTTGAAACCCGAGGAAGGCTGATCGCCGTACCGGAGATTGTGACGGACTGGGGGTCTGAGTATGCCATAGGCGCACTCCTTTCTTCAGCTGACAGTTTTCACTGCCAACTAGTGTTTTACGCTAGTGCTGTGACTACCTTCTGCCCTTGGATAAACCAAGAGCAGCAGCTATGGAGAGTTGGAAAGGTGACAAACCTGACCAACTTACTCCAAAACCAAAGGGAGTTGCTCCTCGGCGTTGTTTCGTCTCAGTGACAGAAACAACTGGAAGAGGTAGGTCCGACACGCCGATCAAAGGCGGCGGCCCAACCCACCGGTAGGTTACTTTTGTAACAGTACGTTCCATTACGTAACCATACCGCAATACTAGACCGCTGTTGGCCGCATCGGTAACGTTCGAAAGAACATCACCAATGTTACCGAACCAGTCAGCAGCCCAACTCCATGGGGCTAGTTCCCACAACAACGACGGAGATAGTTCAACGCCTAGAATTTTATTGGCGAAGAGCGATAACCGATCTAGCTGCTTCCGGCTGTCATATCCGGAAGGTAGCCAGTACGTGAAAGCGCCTGAAAACCAGGTCTGTCGCGTTGTTTCAGTTGTGACAACTAGTTTACCCGTGAACCAACTACCAGATTGCAAACTATCCGTATTCCCAGCCATCCAAGGCTGTCGGTTTACGAA